AGCTGCAACCATAGCAGGATGGAAAGTAATCTTAGAAGGAGTAGCCCCTGGTCCATCTTCTATCATATCTTGCACAGGAGATAGTTTATCTTTTAAAGAACCAAGTCTTTCTCGTAGATCAATGATTGTTTCACCAGGCTGTAGCTTTGTATCGTCAGACATGTAAGAACTGTCTTTTGAAACAGCATTCTGTATGTTAGGGTCTGACTCAAAGTTTACAGTATCAGAAATACCCTCTGGTAAAACAGTAGGGTTGATAGAGATAGGAAACTTGTTAGAACCAAAGAGTACATCCACAATTTGACCATAGGCTGCAAGAACCTTGGTCTTAGTAACTTTAACAAATACTCTGGACTTTTCAGTAGAAGTAAATTGAACATCAGGTCCGTATATACCACGATAGTTCTGGTATGCTTTTATCCAACGTTGTTCATCTGAGTATCTGGCTTTTTCTGCTTTAGAATATTTATCTTCTACAAAGCCAATGACAGTTCCTACTTTACTGTCAGTTCTATCATCAGAATCTTCTTTATCATCTACAAAAGAGGACTCTTCATCGTCCATGTAAAGTTCTTCTGATTCAAAGATGTCATCTTCTTCCATGAGTTAATCCTTAGTATCCAAATGTGGGATCTGATGCTTGAAACCCTGTTCGTTGAGAGCTTGGGTCAAAGTCAAATACGTTGCTTCTAGGTCTGGTCATAACGCCATATCTAAGAGCGTCATATAAGTGGTCTTCTGAGTTAGTATCTACATCTTCAGGGTTCTTTTTATCAAGGGGTATTGTCGGTAATTGATTGATAATATTCGTACAGTTATCAAATATAACAAGCCTTGGTTCCTCTGTAAACTCATCTACTTGTAGTCTTCTGTGTATCTCGTTCTTGCCCGATACACGAGAGCCTTTCGATCTGTCAGCAGGTCTCCATCTGCACCCTTTCAATATCATTTGTTCTGCAAGGCTAGGTCCAGTATCTCCTCTTTTATGCCAGAGCGAGGAGTCTAGAACGCCATACTTTATTTTTTCATCCCCTTCTAAGTCCAGGATCATGTCAGCCAAGTCAGTCGCTATGATTTTAGAAACATATAACTCCCTGTAGACAATTAGCTGTTCAGATCCTGGAACTACTGCAATCCATACTACGCCTGTGTGAGATCCGTAACCGTAGTCACAAGCCCTAAAGCGAGTCCAGTTTGACGGTATATCGTAGGGTTTGACTACGTGTATCTGTCGGTTAAACTCTGGAAACGCTGAACCTTCATTTATATCCCAGTCGCCTTCAAGTAGTTGTCTTCTTTGATGCTCTGGTAAGGATAGAAGGTTGGCTTCGTACATCCCATCCTCTGAGAGATATGGATTATCAAACAGAGTAGCAGGTATAAACTTTCTTTTAAATAGAGGTTCACCTTCTCTTGTGTGACCTTTAGGCCATTTAATTACTTCACCATTTTCGTCTGTTGCCCAGAAGGATTCTCCTGGAGGACTGGGTTCTATAAAATGTTTTCGTACCCATTGATGTCCTGGACCTCCTGGGTTGCTTGTCGCTCTCATGTACAGAGGAAGACCACTAGCCTTTGTAGCTCTGAGTCGTGACCTCATGTAATTCCATGAGTAACTGGAAGGCCACTGAGTCAACTCATCAAAACCAATCCAGTTAAAAGCTTGACCTTGGTATCTCATAACGTCATCATCACGATCAAGGTATGACATCCAAAGTGTTGCACCGTTAGGTGCTACCCAAGTCTTATCTCTTTCCATGAACTTTATTCCTGGAACAGCTTTTGGATAAAGCTGTTTACTTACGGAAATAAGTTCTCGTAACTCTTCTGTACTCCTACGAACAAGTAGCATTCGTGCATGTGGATTCGTAAAATATCTAACTGGATCAGCCACCATCGAATACGACTTGCCACCACCTGCTGCTCCTCCGTATAGCACCTCTTGTTCTGTTGAAGCTAGGAACTTAGTTTGTGGACCTGGATTAGGTTCAAATATTACCTCTTGTCTGCCCACAGAAAGGGCATCGTTCTCCAGGTTCGAGGGAGATGTAGTCTCCTTCTTCGTCAAGATCTCTGGTGTTTCTACCACCAATTCTTTTTTCTTCGATCTTCTGGCTTTTCCTTGCCGCTTCTTTATACTTTTTGGCATACTGCTTGTAGTTTGAGGAAGCCCTACGCCTTTTTTCTTCCATTCTGACACGTTTGTATAACCCTACATGCGATATTTCTCTACCAGATTCTTTGGATAACCAAACTGCTACTTTTCTTACACTGTACTCTTGAAGAAATAGTTTAGCTTTTTCTAGTAACTCTAACTCTTCAGGGATAGGTAGCAGTAAATCTGGATCTGTTTCGTCTTGTTTGTAACCAAAAGGTACGTGTCTTCCTACTCGTATGATCGGATACCATTCTCCTAGTTCCCCTTGCAATGGTATCTGCCAGTCTACTTTGGTTGGGTGGTCTGCTGCTGTTGCTCTTTTACTCATCTTCTTTCGCAGGTAAAATAAATAAAGGCTCTGTAGCTTTTACTTCTACCCTATCTGTTTTGGTAAATCCTGCACGATCTAGAATATCTTTTGCTGCTAACATCTTTTCTTTTACACCTAGATCAGTAGGATCTGCCATAACAGAAAACATTGTATATGCTGCTTTGGTTGAAGACTGTGCTATAAACTTCTTTGTAAGCTCTGCAATTTCATCTGTCAAGCTATTAACAACAGAAGTTGAGGCTACACTATCAGCGTAACCTGCTAGTTTCTTAGCCTGTACAGGATCACCCTTTGCTTCTTCAAAAAGAACATCAAGAAACTTCTGTTGTTTTTCTGTTAGATTTTTAGACATATTTCACCATATATACTACGAAAGAAAGAATACCTATAAACAGTAAGAGAATAAAACCTGAGAGACCCCAAGTTATAATTGCTTCTTGCATTTCAGCTTTACGATATTCCTGTTCTTTCTTTTGTTTACGTATTTTACCTTCAGTTGCTACAAGCTCATCCCATGCCGATGGACCCATACTAAAGCTAATCCAGTCCTTGAGTTCTTTACGCATAGATTCGGCTTTCTTTTTAGCCGTAAAAATCTCTAAAGCTTCAGCTTCAACAGACTGTCCGTTCAGTGCTTTCCACCAAGGAGGGTTCTTGTTTTTTTGTTCTGCATAGGATAGATCACTCATAGCACTTGCCCATTGGGTCAACTGTCCTGACATATCCTGCAGATCTTTACCTACCTGAAAGCCTTTCTTCAAAGCATTGAAGGCTACGGTTGCACCACCGATAATTGTTACTGGGTCCACGAGCCTCCTCCCAAAGTACTCCTATGATCAATAAAAAAACTAAGTGTTTCTTTCAGAGTGGCTTACCTGTAAGGATGGCTCTCTCTATATCAAATCTACCAATCCCTAGATCTCGTAATTCTCTGTCAGTCATTTGCTCAAGTTGTATACGTGCAACTTTACGTCTAGCTGACTCTGCTCTTGCTTCAATTAGTCTGTTGAATATTTTTTTAAACATTATCTATCCTCTTTGTTTGTGTTAGCCCTAACTGGGTGAGGATAGTTATATTCAAATAGTTATATCATAGTAGTGACAAAAATGCAACTCCGTTATGATTTTCGGTTAGGGTTGAAGTGTTCCTCTACAGATATTGTCACACCCATACTACCACCACCATTAAATACAGTTATCTTGTCACCTGCATGTAAGTGTAACCTATCAGATGTAATCATGTTATAAACATCCTGACCTGAAACAGATTTGTTATTAACTATAGTATAGTATGCATTATCTTCTTTATGATACCACTGAATAGAAACAGTATCTGTAGATGCAGCACCATTACTTACGTGAAGAAAAGTAATTACAGAATCATAGTTATTAGGGCAAGTGTATAAAACTTGACTACTTGCCCCACCTGCAGTGGCTGTAACAGCAACACTTTCAGTTGCTGTGTTATAACTTAAAGCTACCACTTATTTTTTACCTTTTACTTTCTTAACTACTTTAGTTGTCCAAGCTTCGTTGACATCAGGAGTAGAAGGATCATCTGCCATGAGTTGACCTTTGTCGTTACGAGCACGTACTTTTTTAGTTTCTGTGTTTTGACTTTCCCAGAACTCTAGTGCTGCAGGATCTTTACTATGCCACTCTCCTCGAATCCATTCTCCAAGGATATTGCCATATTTATCTACTACTTTATCACCTTCTATTATCATCTTTTACCTCTTCTAGCCATACCGCCTCTAGAATTACCAGAAAGGTTCATAGGCTTACCTTTTTTATTTTTTACAGGTTTTTTCTTTTTAGCTGCTTTTGCAAGATTCATAGGGTCTTTACCCTTTTTAATTGCATCTGCAACTTCAGACTTTGTCATAGAACCAACAAGAACTTCAACCTTTATACTACCTGAACCTGGACGTG